TTCGACTGAGCAGGCTATCTATCGCTTTTGCAACTGGACCCAAGTCAACGGCACAGACATCGTTTATCAAGGCAACACCTACACCGCATTGCCACTAGAGGCAAACGGCTTCGAGCTAAACACCAAGGGACAACTGGCACGCCCCACCCTTACGTTCGCCAACGTCGGTTTAGCTATCACAGCGTTAACCAATACGTATGACGACTTGGTTGGTGCGTCAGTTCAACGTATCCGCACACTTAGTACGTACCTTGACGGTCTACCGGGTGCCGACCCCGACGCTTATTGGGGTCCAGATGAATGGATCGTTGAACAGAAAAGCAACGAAACCAAGCTTGCCGTATCGTTCCAGCTTGCTGTTCCGTTTGACCTTGAAGGCAGGGCATTGCCAGGCCGCAGGTTGCTACGGGAACAATGCCAGTGGATTTACCGCAGCGACATCGGCTGTCACTATGACGGAAACCGTTACTTCAACGCCGACGATCAGTCAGTGGCAAGCATTGATAACGATGTATGCGGCAAACGGCTGAGCAGCTGCCAGCTTCGTTTTGGTCGCATCGAGGTGCTGAAATCCTTCACGTCTGGAACATTATTTTTGGGTTACACCAACATCAGCCCCACCAACGTGGTGATTGTTGGCGACTACCAAGAGACAACGGATTTTACAGTTAACGCAACAACAGGCATTTTGACCTCCGTCACGATTGCGGACGGGATTGTATTGACAATCCGCTTTAGCCCTACCACTGCAGGAGACCGCATCCCGTTTGGCGGTTTCGCTGGCCTCGTCGATTCTCAAGGTTGATCATGCTGTCCACATTTTCCAACCCACTTACAGCAGCGCAGCGGGCGAAGATCCGCCAGTACGCCGAAGCCGCATACCCCGCAGAGGCTTGCGGTTTTGTGTTGGCCGATGGAACGGTGGTCGAATGCGCCAACACCTCCACGGTGCCTGATCAATTCGTAATCAGCGCCGCCGACACAGCAAAGTATTTAGACGATGCAGTGGCCTCGTGGCATAGCCATGACGACTACGCCGCGTTGAGTTTTGCCGATGTCAACGCATCAAAAGCGCTGAACCTCCCTTATGCAGTGTGGAACTGCGCCAGCACCGAGATCTTTTATTACGACCCACGCCAATCCGCTGGTTTGCTGGAACGCCCTTGGATGTATGGCGGTTATGACTGCTATGCGGCAGTGCGCGATTGGTACTCACAACAAATGGGCGTTGAGATGGGAGATTATGAACGCCAATACGAGGGCGAATGGAAGCAGCGCGGCTTTACGCATTTTGAAGCCAACTTTGCCAACGAAGGCTTTATTCAAATCCCCAAGACCGCACCACTGGAGCGCGGTGATGTGCTGCTTTTCCGCATTCGTAACCAATACACCTGCAATCACGTTGCTGTTGTGGAGGATCCTGCGGCGAACCAGATCTATCAACATCTGTTTGACAGGCTGTCTGGGGTAATGTCCTACAGCAGTTATTTCCGCGATAATACGTACATGGTGGTGCGGCGTGGAGGCTGATGGTCACGATTCGATTGCTAGGTGAAGCTGGCCGCCGTTTTGGGCGCAAATTCCAGCTTGCAGTAAAGACACCAGCAGAAGCGATGCGTGCGCTGTGCATCCAGATTCCAGCATTGCGCCAATACCTGCTTGAGTCAGGCGAAAAGGGCATCAACTGGCGCGTGGTTACCGAGCACCCTGATGGCTTAGAAGAAGAGCAGTTGCTGTGGCCGATGAGTAAGCGGATGGTGCTTGCACCATTACCTGCTGGTCGTGGTGGTGTCGGCAAAATCATTGCGGGGGTAGCGCTGGTGGCTGCTGCGATCGTCTTTGCCCCTGGCGGATTGCTGGCCGGGTCCATATTTGGTTTCACTCTTGGCTCCACAGCAGCAGTGGCTGTCGGTTCCATTGGTCTGTCAATGATCTTTAGCGGTGTTGCAGAACTACTGACGCCAACGCCCAAAATGCCCAACGTCAAGAATGTTGGTGGAAGTTCAACGTCAGGCCGTGACGAGTCGGAGCAGTTGAACTCGTTTACGTTCGACAAGTCCAACGCGAATACGATACAAGGAGATGTCGTTCCCGTTCTTTACGGTGAGCGCATTGTTGGGGCGTTACCCGTCCTTTCCTTTGGCCTCGAACTGCAGAACTACCTGTGATGGAAGACATCAACAAGAACGAAGAACTGCAGGTTAAAGGCGCCAAAGGTGGCGGCGGTTCAAGCAAAAAGGTAACGCAAAACGTCACGGTTGTTGCGCCTACACGCCAGCCGGTCATTGCAGATGACAACCTATTTTCGGTTGCATTTGCCAAAACCGTTTACGCCGTATCAGAAGGCGAAATTGAAGGCTTCCCAAACAGCATTGAAAAAGACGTTTATCTAGATGGCGTCCCAATTCAAAACCCCGATGGAACGAGCAATTTTGACGGGTACACGCTTGATCATCGTGTAGGCGATGATGAAACTCAGACACCAATCGAAGGTTTTAGTACAACTGAAAACACCGTTGGTGTAAGCACCGAGGTCACTCAAGCAGTGGGGCCAATTGTCCGTGCGATTACGGATAAGGATATTGAGCGGTGCCGCGTAATTATTTCGCACCCTGCACTGCAATCCCAAAACCCCCAAAACGGCGACGTTAGCGGCACTTCAGTCAGATACAACATTGAAGTCAACGCCAATGGTGGTCCCTATTCAAGTGTTGTTAGCGGTTACGTTGAAGTCAGCGGCAAGTCAGATAGCGAGTTCCAGCGTGCATACGAGTTTGATCTCCCTGGAACTGGCCCCTGGAATGTACGTGTCTCCCGCCTAACCGCAGACAACACATCTCCGTACATCCAAAACGATATTTACTGGCAAAGCTACACCGAAATTATTGACGAAAAGTTTGCTTACCCAAACACTGCCCTTGTCGCGGTCAAGGTAGATGCGCGTCAATTTAATGCAATCCCCGACGTATCAGTCAAGCTACGCGGCAAGCGTGTCCAAGTACCTACTAATTACAACGCCGAAACCCGTACATATACAGGTATCTGGGATGGCACGTTCCAGATGGCGTGGACCGATAACCCCGCTTGGATCTTCCGTGACATTGTTCTAAACGAGCGTTTTGGCGTTAAGCGGTACGTTAATTCAATCGCAATCGATCCTTGGTATCTCTATACCGTCAGCCAGTATTGCGACGAATTAGTCCCTAACGGATCAGGTGGATACGAACCACGCTTCACCTGCAACGTGTTTTTGCAGAACCCAGGCGGTGTGTATGAAGTGCTCAATGCACTTGCTTCGTGCTTCCGTGGCCTGATCTATTACAGCGAAGGCCAGCTGTATTTAACGCAGGACCGTTCACAGATCCCTGTTCAGCAGTTCAGTGAAGCCAACGTCATCCAGGATGTTGCCGAAAACGGCGAAGTTTCTTCGCCCTGCTTTACGTACACCGGCACAGCACGCGCGGCACGAAAAAGCGTCGTCTTGGCTAACTGGGACGACCCAAATCAGGTTTACTCCAGCGTCACCGAATACCTGCAGGATGACCAGTTGCTGGAGCGTTTTGGATACAACCCCATCGATCTTCGCTTGATCGGGGTTACTTCAAGAGGCCAGGCGCTGAGGGCTGCCAAGCACACGCTATTCAGCAACCGTTATGAAACCGAGCGCGTCAGTTTTCGCATCGGCGCCGAGGGTCTTGCTGCTGGTGTCGGTGAAGTAATTCAAATTGCCGATCCACTTAAGCAAGGTCAACGCCTTGGTGGTCGTATTACAGCTATTGATGGCAACGTCGTAACGCTCGATGCAGTTCTTAACCTTGACCCGAATATTGCTTACACGCTGACATTCGTTATCCCCGATGGCGAGACAACAACTAATCCAGACGGCTCAACTACTACAAGACCCAAGTTACAGTTAACCAACCTGGTAAGTTTTGCGGGGTCTGGATCGCAAATCACAGAAAAAAACTTAGTGTCTCAGGGCGTTGATCCTTTGACAACCCAATCTCTAGATTTCATCATCGCTAGGGTCGTCTCAGCGGATGACACTAAGACTCAAATTGAAGTTAGTTCTGCCATTGATTCTCAAGTCGGGTCTCTCTGGGTGCTGGAATGGAGCGCTATGCAGGCCGCGCTTTACAAAATTATCTCTGTTGCCGAAGTCGAACCCCTTGTCTATCAAGTCGAAGCCGTTCAATACAACGACAGCAAATTTGGGTATGTAGATAGCAGCCTGCCTGTCGCTGTACCAAAAGATCGTTTTACTATCTCTAAGGCAACCGTACCAACTGAAGTCATAGCTGCACTTGAATTTTCAAACGGTCAAACGTCTATTCGCGCAAGCTGGAAGGCACCGCAGAACAACAACGCCATTGATTTGTTAATTCGCGCCTACAGATATCAATGGCGAAAGAACGGCGATACTGAATGGTCCGAGGTGGTAAGCACCAGTACGACTAACGTGCAAATCCCGCTTGCACTACATGTTTTTGGTAACACCTATCAAGTACGAGTGGCATCGGTAAACCGTTTAGGCAGCCAGTCTGAATGGGTTGTGTATGACGTAGATCCATTTGAAGCAATCCCAGATTTAAGCGATGCCGCATACGGAGCAACCGTAAGACACGCAAACCAGCCAGACGGCACACAATTATTGATCGTTGACGCTGGAACGTGCCCAATCCCTGAACGTGTACGGGGTTACAAGTGCTGGGCAAAGCCGCGCAATCTTACGCCAGGTCAAGTCCCAGGCGTAAAAGAACCTAACGCCGAGGGCTGGTATTTCCTGGCTGATATTCCGCTAACGGGTTATTACACGGTTGCATTCCACGCTCCAGACACCTACGACGTTCGCGTTAACTTTACCAGCGCAATTTTTGGTGAAGACCCAGATGACTACATCACGACTTTTGTGGAGCGTGATGAAATCGTCCCGCCAACACCTTCTAACTTCAGTGTCGTAGAAAACCAGAACAGCAGCGGTAAGCGTTTTAGTTGGCAACTCCCTTTGAGTGAATATGGCGCATGGGATCAAAGCCTTGTCGCGGACGTTACTGGCTATGAAGTGCGTTTTAAGCGTGGAACGCTTGTCAACAGCAGCCCATCCGAAACGTGGGAAGCCGGAATCGAGCTTCAATCCGGCGGCTTACCGGCTCAGCAGCAGTGGTTTGAGACGAGCCTGTTCGACGTAGATTCTTGGGTCGTAATGGTGAAAGCCGTCGATGCAACGCAGTGGCGTTCTGATGCGCCTGCCTACGTACTTGTAAATATTGGGGCACCGCCGATCAGCAATGCTGTGCAGACGGTAAACGCCAAAACGCAAGGCGCAGGCAACTGGCCCGGAGATTATGACAACTGTTCAGTATCGGGCGGAAACCTAGTCCAAACCGATCCAACCAAGGACAGTATTTTTACTTGGAACTTTGACAACAACAACCTTGAAAGCGCTTTGTTGCTAAGCACAACTGCAACCGCAACTTACCAGCACAAGTTGGTTGCCCTAACAGGCGAGGCTATTGAGATAACCAAAGAGGACGACTTCAACCTGCTGCAGGAAAATGACGACAAGATCTTCTCAGAGCAGCGTTATTATGACCCTACAGAACTGGCTGAGGGCGGGATCGTTCACCCCTACGCCCCCTATGAAAAACTTCTTGGTGATGTGTATCGGGTGGAGACTTTATTCAAGAGCCCAGATGGTGGAACGACCGCTGGCAACATTTCAGCGCTTACGGCGCAGCTTGACTATCCAGACGTGATTGAAAAGCAGAACGATGTGACCATATCCAGTGCAGGAACTGCTGTGGCGCTTACAAAAACTTTCCGCAGTGTGGAAAGCGTTCAGATCACAGCGCTTCAAACAGGTGGATCGTCAGCGGTCACGGCAGTGGTTACAGCCAAATCGACCAGTTCGGTTACGATTAAGTGTCTGAACGCTTCCGGTACAGCTGTTTCCGGTCTTGTTGACATCACCGTTATTGGATA